GCCGGAGGCAGCACGCCCTCTTCGGCCAGCAATTCGCCGAACGCCCACAGCAGAGCGTTCTGTTCCGAGGCGAACTCGCCCCATTTCCGGCCGGGGTGGCATCCGCGGCCCGACCCGCCGATCATCCATGTCGTAGCGGCCACCCAGGCGCCGTCCTGTTGCCCGATATGGACTTTTACATAATCGCGGCCGCTGGTGTAGAGAATTTCGGTTCTGTATTCGCCCGACTGCAATACGGGGTAATCGTACCACGGGGCAGGGAGGTCGGCCCGATTGTCGATCCGCAGGTCTGCGTAAGGATTCGATTTCATAATGCGTTGTCAATTAGGAAGGCCGCCGAGCGGCATGTAGATTATCTGCGGCCGGGACTGCTCGGCCTGTCCGGTCGGCCGTTCCGGCCGGGGATTCAGCCCGCCGCTGCGTTGGATCGCGCGGAGCTTCAAGGCCAGCGCGTCCAGCTCCGGCGGGGTCAGCGCACCGAACTCCTTTCCGGCGATCCGGCGGTCCCGGCAAAAGGCATTGATCCGCGGCCAGTCCGTCGTGTCGATGCCGAGCTGCTGCATCAAGCGGAGCGCCGCCGACCGTTTCTTTTTCCGGAGTTCGTGCTGCGGGTCGGCCGTCGAACGTTCCAGCGCGTCGCACAGGGCGTCGTACTCGGCGGTGGACATGGCCCGCAGACTCGACGTCCGGCCGTTGGTGTACTGCTGCACCAGGCGCTCCTTCATTTCGTCGTCGTGGAGCGGCAGACGGTTGAATAGCTTGTAGAATCGTTTGTAGGTCATGGCGGATATGGTTGTTTATTCGGTCAGATAATATTTCGCGGCGCCCTCCTCCCAAATGGTGAAGTACGCCTCCGCGTCGTCGGTATAGCGCCCCTGACAATATGCCCGGTAGCCTTTGGTGTGGATTTTCACGCCGCAGTCGAAGCGGATGTCGTCGGCCATCTTGCCCTTCGGCCGCCCCTTGTAAACCTGCGACACGAGGATGAACGACTTGCGCGGAAAACGGTCGAACAGCTCCTTTTTCAATCGGTCGAAACTCCGCACGTCGAGGTACTGCACCGAGTCGATGATAACGAAATTCGCACTCTTGGGCCGCTCCAACCGTGCGACGAGATCGGCCACCGTCAGCCCCGTCACGACCTTGAATTTCCCTGCGACATCCTTCATCCCGAGCCGCTTGATCCGTTTCTTGAACGAGAGGTTTGCACCCTCCTCCAGACTCACGTAATCGACACGCCCATAGTCACAGAGTTTCTTGCCTAACAACATGACGAACGTACTCTTACCGCTGGCCGACTCTCCGTCGATGAACCAGCGCTCGAAGCGGGAGGGGCGGCCGAAGGCGGCCTCCCACTCCCCGTCCAGCGGAAGTTCCGGGATATTCAGATTCTCGATCTCCGAGGGTGAATAGGCCCGCATGACTATACCTCCTCTCCTTTGGTGATCAGCGAATGGACCCGACGCAGGCTGCCGTTGCTCCGACGGGCGATCTGCCGGAAATCCGTGCCCTCCGGAGTGTTCGCCTGGGCGATCATCATGGCCTGGCCGAGCAGGAACTTCCGGCGCTCGTCGCCCTCGGGCGGCGTGATGCTGTTGTACTTGTCGCCGCAGCGGCTCCGGATCTCGGCAAACCCTACCGTCTTGAACTCGATGCCGCGCTCCAGCTTGGCCTTGAAGCCGTCGGCCCCCATCAGATACCACGAGCAGCAACCCTCCGTGCCGTTCCATGCGGCCTTGATCTCCAGGAACGCTTCATACACCAGGTCGCCCGCCTCGTCGAGGATGATCTGCGGATGGTCAAGCGTCCGCAGGTAAAACACAAGGTCGTCGTAGACGTCCGCATAACGGCTGACGGAGTTCAGACCGAACTCGCGGGCGATGAAGCGCACCAGCCGCTGCTTGGTCTTCACCTGCGAGCAGTCCACGTAGACGACGTTCTTGTGCGTTTTGGCGTGGTATTGTGCGGCGACCGTCTTGCCGATGTTCGGAATATCGCAGAACATGCCCGAAAGGCTCTTTGCGCGGCACAGTTCCAGTTGCGAAGTGAGGTATTCGAAAGTCGGCGTCTTGACGATCTTCCACTCCGCGCCGTCGTCGAGGCTCACGCCCAGCCGCCGGGCGATGGACATCCATTTCGCGTCGCTCAGCTTCTGTTCGGTGTTGCCTTTCTTGATCTCGCTGTAAACTGAGGTCGAAATGCCCAGGGCGACGGCGTGTTTGGCGTCCGTGGCGTAATTCTGCCTGTTGCCGGATATGGCCAGCACGATGCGGGTTTTAATGTCGTTCGAAATCATATCTCAACGTGTTTTATTATCGTTCTAAAGCTCATGTTTTGCCAGCGCCGCGTAGTCGATGCCGAAATCGAATACCTCCGCCTCCTCCGGCGGTGCGGCAGGGGCCGCTTCGACGATCTCCGGCTCCTCATGGGTCGGAACATCACCGGGCAGGAGCCGCACCTTGCAGATCTTCTCCCGAGCCATCATGGCGTCGAACTGCGCGTTGTATTTCGCCTGCTCGGCGTAGGCTTCACGGTCCCGCTCCGTCTGCTCGGCCGTGGCCTCGTTATAGGCTTCGATACGGCGGCAGGTGGCGATATAGGCCCCGTGCTGGTAAATATACACCTCCGGGACATTGCCCTGCTCGTCGGGCAGATAATAGGCCTCGACGGTGTAGTCGTTCGGCGCGAGCCGTCCGATCAACTCCGGCGAGGGCAGCGCATAATCTTCGTAATGGACCCGGCAGTACTTGCTGCGCCGGATCGACGTGCGCACCTCCTCGCCGATGAAGCGGTAGAGCAGCGCCTTGTCCACGGGCGCGAGATCCGGATTCTGGTAGCGGCAGAGCACCTCCCAGCGCGTCAGCCCCGGGTAGAGCTTCTGGTTCGGATGCAATGCGTTATTGTATTCGTGGATGGCCCGGATGTCGTCGGCCACGAGCTGCTCGTAGGTATAGGTCGCCTCCTTGTAGGTGTTGTTGAACTCGTCATAGACCTTTTCCTCTTTCGGGCGGTTGGCTTCCAGGCGGGCATACCAGCGGCCGATGCCGACCTGCGAGCGCTTCTCCACGCCGTACTTCTTCACCCGGTTGAAGTGCTCGGCCCGTTTCTCCTGCGAGTTACCGGGGTTGCACCACCGCACGAAGGGGAACACCACGCCCGCGCGGATCAGCCCGTCGGCGAAGTTGTTCACGAGGTGGTGTTCGACCTCCACCTCGGCCGGGCAGTTCCAGCCCTGGTGGTCGATCAGCCGGAACATGTTCCGCACGCAGTCGATGAACAGGTCGGCCGTTTTGAGGCGGTTGTAGGCGTAACCAACGACGCAGCCGCTCGCCACGTCGTAGGCATAATAGGCTTTGACGCGGTTTCCGTCGGCCATCTTGCGCGGCAGGTCGCGGTCGTCGAGCGAAATCTTCGAGAACGCCCAGACCGGGGCTTTGCGCTTGTGGTGTGGACGGTAGCGGTTGTTGAAGTCCCACGCACTGTCGTGCAGTTTCGACCGTAGGGCGCGGTTCTTCGGGTTGTTCAGGTAATTGGCGACGGTCGTTTCGCTCAAAGCGATCGGCTCGCCCTCTTTGTCCGTGAACTCTTCCGGGTCGAATAGTTCCCCGGTTTCCGGGTCGTACACGTTCAGCTCGCCGCAGACGAACTGATTGTACATCTCGGCCACCGTCGTATTGAAGGGACGCTCCGGCAGGCTGTCCAGCGAAAGGATCAGCCGCTCGATCTTGTAGTTCACCTTACGGGAGTTCTGATTTTGGAACCGACCGGAAATAAGGCAGGCATATCCTTCCCGTTTGAACTGGGCGACCTTCTTGCGAAAACGGAGCATGCTTTCGGGCAGCGTGTGGCCGAACTCCCGTTTGAAATAGGTAATGGTTTCGGCCATTGAGTCCCATCCGATACGGCCGACACGTCGCAGGGCATTGGCCGACGCCATCAGCCGCAGCACCGCCTTGATTACGGAAGCGTTTACCGTGTATTCGTTGATCTTCTCCGCCGGAAGGGCCGAACCGTTATCGAATCGGAAGGCCGAGAAGTAACTCCGCGCCTCGGCATCGGGCGTGTAGTTCGCCCGAAGCCACTCCTGCAACGGCATCGTCGAAATGTCCGGTTTGCGTTCCCGAACGGCCGAACGGTATTTTCCCGGCAGGCTGTCGAAGACGATCAAAGCCTGTCGTCCGTTACCTCCTCTGCGAGCCCGGCTGATTTTGCCCCGCCGAACCATCTGTTTGTAGTTCGACTCCGACATGACCTCCAGAAGCTCCGGCTGCGTAATACAAAGTATGTTGTTGAAATACTCCATTTGTCGTTTTCTGTGCTCCCGTGGCCGGATTCGAACCGACAACCTTCGATACTTGACCGGGTCCGGCCATTTCTCGATGCTCTGTCCATTGAGCTACACGGGAGATTATTCCATGTTATTTTCTTGTCTTAAAAACCGCCATGACCGCAAAGGTGCTGCCTGCGAAGTTCGCCGTGATAACCAGTAGCGGCCATTGCTGTTGTTGTTCCACGTAACCGCAGATAACCATCAGCGAGAAACTCCACCACAGCCCGGCCAGCTTGCACCTCAGGGGCAGGATGATGAATCCACGGCCCAGCAATCGGATCATCCAATATTTCAAGAAACGTCGCATGACTGTCCGATTTATTGGATTGCCGCCCGCACTTTTGCCTCGGCATGTTTGGCCTTCGGCGTATAGGCTGGATGCGGATCGGCGAGTCTGTTGTAAATCAGTTGTAGGGAGTAGAGCATGTTGCCCCAAGTCGAAACGGTGAGATCGTCGAAGCTGGCGACCCTCTGCCCGTCGATGTGGATTGTCGTCCGGTTGCTTCCCAAATGGACGACGACCTCGATCCGGCGGCCGAACCGCTGGCGCATGCAGCCGTTTTCGAAAGTGGTATCCACGTCCGGCAGGTAACCTTTGGGAGCGGTTATTCCCAGATAAATCACGCCGCCACGCTGGAAGGCCGCTTTCCGCAGCATATTGTCGCGCGCGCTGTTTCCTTTGTACTTCAAAGCCCGGTCGAGGGTCGAGCGCGTGATTTTGAAGGTCTTGACCATCTCCATCCGGACTGATGTTGGTAATAAGATTTGTCGTGTCATGATTTATAATTCTATTTGTATCATATCGAGAATATTGCTGGTTACCATGCTATTAACAGCCAAAATTGCACTATTAATGTTGTTTTGTTTCATCCAGCGTTTTGCCAGGTTCGTGGCTGAAATTTTGCTTGATCCGTCAGGGATACAAACATTCAATTCATCATAATTGCTTGTTAGTAGCTGGAACCAATACCGTTTCATATCAATTTTTTTTTCGTAATTTTACCCCCGTGATACATTGTATCAACGCTGCAAATATATACATATTGCGAATATAAACCAAACAAAATGCGAAGTATTTTTAATCAATTCGCATAATATTTTTTGTCTATGGATAGAAAAAGAATGGTGTCATCTCTTGTTGAGTATTACACAAATGGCAATAAATCACAATTTGCCAAAATGTTAGGCATAACTCCGCAGACAATAAATACGTGGATTTCTCGCAATACTTTTAATGCCGAATTGATATATGCAAAATGCGAAGGCGTGTCAGCCAATTGGTTGCTGACAGGTTGCGGTAGTATGATAAATGAACAGGAAAGGGAGGTGAATGCAAGTTTGCAAGTGCAGGAAAAGTTCCCTCTCAAAACCGACAATCTGGTCGATCTCCAGCGCATTCCCCTTTACAATCTGGAGGCGACGGCCGGATTGGTTTCCTTGTTCA